TCCGGGGACAGGTTGACGCGGTTCTTGATGTCCCGCGCCCGTGCCACGCCGACCTCCGTGCCACCGCGGCCGTGCTTGTCGCGCAGCGCTAGTCCACGCTCGGCGTTGGCGGCCATCTCTTCGGTTGGCTTGAGGTCGATCATTGTTTATGCGCTCGCAAGAAGTGCTGCAATAATTCGTCCAGAAATTGTCTTGTAGCCGCTTTCCGACAAATGGATGCGTTCCGTGCTGGCATTGGCAAACCATGTGACATTTGATCCGCCTCCGTAAATCATATCGCTGTAAGAAACCAGCGTTGGAAGATTCACAATTGTGTACTGAGGCGAAGAACTTGCAAGGGCTATAGCCGAAGCTCTATAAGCTGTCATGGTGTCTACAGCTTCGTTTTGATGTGACACAAATCCCAAGAAAGCGAGATCAGAACTTGGATATCCAAGTGCTGTCCATTCTGTTGCACATTGTTCAAAGAATGTAGTGGCGCTTTGACTCCAAGGATTTACGCCAGTATTTGCTCCGCCTTGAATGCAAACAATAACGCGACCAGATCCACCACAAACAATTTGCCTTGATCGTGCTTCTTTGAGGTACTGTCGAACGATTGGCGCTGCCTGCACTACGTTGCTTGCAACCGTATCCATGCTTGCGCCACCGTGATGGCTTATGCAGGTAACCGCGTATCCCTTTCGCGGAGTGCAAATAGAGTTCAAAGCAACCGCCATCGGGCCTGTAATTCGGCTAGTTGAAATGCTGTTTGCTGCAAAAGCGTATTGGCATTGGATGTTTGTTCTTGCGCTGTCAGCAGCAATAGTAAGAGTTGAGGTAACCCACTCATAGCTTGCCTGGTTGCAATCAATTGACGTAGTTCCATAGACAGTATACGGAGCGACATCTAGACGATTGGCAAGACGAAGGGTTCCCATAGACGGACCCTTGCCGTGAACTACGCGATACAAGATTTGCAATTGAGTCCACGACATTCGGGTGGTGCTTTCATAAGACAACACACCTCCAAATGGATCTGCCCAATCTCCGCTGGCAATCCAACCATAGTCAAATGGACTTATATTTGGTTGCAAATTTCCGCTACCTCGATTCATCAAGGTAGTTAACGCCGCTGGCCCTGATGTGATGCCCTTGGCAAGTGTTCCGCCAAGCGAAGGAGATCCAGCCGGATTTACAACAGTACCGGAAGCATTGATTTTTGAATACGCGCCATTGGTTTGATACACGCCGTAGTAGAACGTGTCATCCCATGAAGTGGTTGGCGTAATTGGTGTGGCGTATTCAAGGGCAGAAGTGTTTGTTTGCAAAGCAAAGTTGAATCCGTCCGCCCAACCCCAACCGCTGTAGTTGGTGTTTGAATCTCCAGCAATGATGATGTCAACGGAATCGGCTTGCGTTGTTGCATCAAGCAAGAATCGTCCAACGCGGCTTGATCCATAAACACCAGGAACCACAACCGACTCTACCGCTCCAATCTTCTTTCCCCAAAATACTTCACCACTTGCCGCGCTTTCACAGGCCACAAACTGGGCGCGATTATTTGCGGTCACTACTGTCCCGGTACTGCTTGGACGCAAGCCGTCGCCAACCGTGATTGTTCCGCCAGCGGTAAGCTGCACGAATTCACCATTTTGAAGACTAAGAACGCCGCCGGAAATTGCTGCCGCTGATGTGTTGAACAGGCGGCTAGAGCCGTCTGTGATGCCCACCACCACATCAGTTTCAGCCGTTGCGGGATTCGCCTGAAAGGCGCTGGTCGTGTTGACCTTTACACACGAGAAAGGCTGAACCGTGCTGGCGGCTGTGAAATTTGGGGTATTTCCTGCGTTGCTCATAGATCAGTATTCCCAAGTTTGGATTCGGGCGGCCCAAAGAATTTCGCTAGCCACGGCGCTTTCACACGCCTGGTAGTAGGCGCGTGTACCAGCCGCAGGGATGACCACGCCCGCCGTACTGACGGCCAAAAGGTCGCCCGCTGTGATTGCACTACCAGCCTGTAATTGCACAAATTTGCCATTCTGTACATTCACCACTCTGCCAGCAATGGCATGTGCGGTTGAGTCAAAACGGTAGGTACTGCCGTCGGCTACGCCAAGGACAATGTCATTTGACGTGTTCGCCGCCTGTAGCGTGAAATTCTGACCACCCATCTTGCAGATGCGAAAAGGGTAAATTGTTTGCCCAGATGCGGCTATAAAATTGGGGACATTTCCGGCGCTGCTCATGTGGTTAGTCCTTGAATTTGACCATCACTCAGGCGAGCGGGGAAATACTTGAGCGACCGAATGCTGTTGTTGAGCATGACGGTCGTGTCGGTGATGCTTGTCCCGTTTGTGGACGGGCCGCCAATACTCAACCACGTTGGGGCGGCGCTGAATGCCAGCGTTCCGGTAGCAACCGTGCCACCGTTTAGGCACAAACTAGTAGCCGTGCCGTTATAACTGAATGCGCCTTTCGTCAACGCGCCGGCGGTCAGGCTGTTGCTCGTTGTGACCGTCGCCGCTGCTCCAAAGTCTGCCAGGCGCAGCGTGAGCGCCGAGGCGGTTTGGTACATGTGCAAATGCTTAGTCGTTTGATCGTTGGTTGCAATGACCGAGCGAGCGGTTGAGCTTGACGCGTTGCCATACCAATTAGCCACAAACGTACCAGTTGTCCCACCCGTGTACCAAGAGCTGAAGTTTGAGCCGGCGGCAATGATGGCGGTATCTACGGCGCGAGTGACTGCTGCGCTTGTGGTCGGGATATAACTAGAGCATTGCGCTCCAAGTTCTAGTTGGCAACCCCAACACTCAAACTCTCCAGTTGCAGTTCCAGATGCACTTTGCATTGCGGGACCACTATTGGAAAGTGCCGTGTATTGAAATTGATATCTCGTCCATGTGGTTGTAAAAGAAACGGTTGTAAAAGAACCCACAGCCGAATCACTAAAGCGCAGCGATGCATTTGTTGTTCCGGTGGTTGCGCGAAGCCAAATGCTAAACGTGTAAGTGCTTCCAATTGAATTTGTGTACCCCATCGTCCCGGCGGTCACGTACATACCATTTCCAACCGCTGTAAAATTCAACTTAGTTGCCGTTGAATCATTCGCAGGGCTTGTAACTAGTACATACGGAGATGGTCTAGTAAATCCACCATATGGAAGCCAACCCGAATCGGGATACGCGGAAAATTTAAGCAGATTGGTCGCTGGCGCTTCTAGCAGCAATCCCTTTGCCACAAGCGTTGTCGGGTCATAATCAAAGCGAGGATCTTGAGCTGATGAAACGGTTGTGACGTAGCCAAGGTTGTTGATAAAGGTAGCTCGCGCCGTAGCGTCTGCGCGGCTGAACGTAATCCGCGGGTCAAGGACACCCGTGGTAAAGTCAATCGACAGCGTGGAGCCGTCGCCTGCGCGACCTATCAGCTTGCTCGCGTAGGACGAGCCGCTGACGCGTGACATCCTTGGGCGGTTGGCGCGATTCATCAGAGGGTGGACCAGAACGCGCCCATGTCGGGCGTGTCGCTGGACTTGAACTGAGCGGTGACGTACTGCGCGCCTGCCAGGTCGATCATCGCATAGGCGGGTGCCACGTTTGTTGCAGCAGACGTGGCCGGGGAATAGAGGTTCGCCGCCGGGGTTCCCGAGACCTGCGTGATGCCGCTGAACGTGCGCGTATTCGCAACGCTGTCAATGGTGTAGTTCGGGACCGTGCCGGTCGTGAAGGTCAGCGTCAAATCCGCCAGCACCGTGGGGATGTACCAAAAGGTTGTGCCAGCGGCCTCAAGGTACTTGCGCCATCCGATGATCCGCATACCGATAGTGGTCTGCGCCGTGGTGGCCGACACCAAGAACGGGGTGACATACAGCAAGGAGGCGTTCTGACCGCTCACCGATGCGCTGGTGATGTCAAACAGCAGCACGTTCCCGCTTCCCGAAGTGCCGCTAGACGGCACGGTTGTGGTCAGGACGGCGGATGCCGCGTTGTAGGTGGCCGGGACGGACGCTGCCGTCACCTTGCGGAAGTTTTCCTGCGGGGTCGTAATCGGGGGCATCAGAGTTCTCCTCGGCGCTTCATGTCGAGCGCAATGGCAACCGCCTGGTCCTGCGGCTTGCCTTCCTTGATGAGTGTGCGGATCTTGTCGCTGACGGCCTTGTCGGCCTTCTCCATGAGCTTGAGGCCGGCCTTGTCCTGCTCGGTCTCGCCTGCGTCATCCTTTCCGTAGGCCAGCGGCTTGCTGTCCACGGTGCAGTTCTTGACCTTGCGGGTTCGGGCAGAGTATCGATTGGCGATAACGTCAAGCCGAGACATCATCGAACGGCGGGAAGATCGGGAGTAATACTCATACCCATCATCTCCGCGATTCCTGGTTGATTCTTCCAATTCAGCTTCCAACGAAGACACACGGTCTTGCAGATATTGCTGTCGATCAATGTCACCTTTATTGATGGCATCATCCAATTGTGCGGATGCCTTTTGGATGTATTCCCTCAACTGATCTGAAGACGGACCCCAGTAGGAATCAATATCGGCATCATCGGCCTTCGGAGTTTCGAGATCCTTGGCAGCCTTTGGAGCCTTTGCCTTGGGTGCGCGCTTGGCCTTCGGAGCCGATGCGGATTCCGTAGCGCGACGAGCTGCGTCAGCAACCTGCTTTCCGATCTGCTTGATGCGCTGTCGGTTCTCATTGGCGGTTGCGCCAGCCTTCTGAACCACTTCATCCGTATCGACATCGGAAATCTGTCTCTGCCTGGACGAAACAAGGTCTTGCGCAAGTTGCTTCAGTTCGCGGCGCGCAGCATCAACCCCTCGACCACGACGGCCTTGGATTCCCTCAAGTGCAGTTCTAATTTGCTGGCTAACCCGATTTGCTGCTTCTTGATTGTTGTTGATATTCGATGCCACCTTGTCGGCAGCGGGCATTTCTGCCTTCCTGCGAGACTTCTTTCCCTCCTGCTGAATACGACGAATTTTTCCTTCAATCTGTCGCAGTTGAGCAGGCGCATTCTTGATGATTTCGCCAGCGGCAATAATGTCTTCCACACTATCCGTGCCGAAATCTGAATCAACGTCAGAAACTGCCTCTGTCAGATTCGACTCAAGATCGTCAAATTGATCTTTGACCATATCCAGTTCTGACTTCAACGCCATTGCCGTTGAGTCTGTCCTGGTTTCGAGCCTGTCGTACACATCGCCCCAAACCTCGCCAATTTCTTGAGCCTGATTGAGCGAGTCTACTCCGTTTTTTTCCCATCCCTTCATGATTTGACGCGACGGCTTTTTAGCCTTGGGTTCTCGGCGTTCCTTCTTCGGCTTGCCTTCTCCGGGCTTCTTCTTCTTGGCATCGCTGCCACCGCCAGCCTTGCCATCTTCCTTGCCGCAAGTGTTTCCAGGCTTGAAGCCACCAGCGCCAGTACCGCATCCCTCGTCAAACATCGCTTTACTGCCGAAGCGAGAGAACGGGGTCTTCATGGAGGACTGCACGAACACACGCGCAGCCACCGCGGCCTTCAGGCCAGCGATGAGCCGCTGGATATCGGCCGTGGAAGTCATCTTAGCAATCATGCTGCTCGTCACCTTGACGTAATTATCAAGCTGCTTGAACCGAGCATTGTTCAGATCGGCCATGTAGTCGTAGTTGCTCTTGGCATCTTCCGCGGCCTTCTTCGCGGCGTTCAGGCCAGAGGCATACTGCGGCGTGGTGGGATCAACAGGCTTCGCCGTGGCAGCACTCAAACCGCGACTGATGCGATCCAGGATGCCCATCTTCGCCTTCGCGCCGGGGCGGGACATTCCTTCCTTCAGACCTTCCTTCAAATCCCGGTAATCGCGGATCAAGTATCCCGGAGTGCTTGAATCAATCTCCTTCTTCGCTTCATTCAGCAGCCGCCTTACTTCGCTTCTATTGTTGTGCCTTGAAGCCTGATACGCGGCCTCCAAAAGCGCACCGAGGCGATCATTGTTGCCAAACTTCACCTTCGCGCCGGGGCGCGCAAACACCCCGAGCCGCTGTTGAATTTCGTTGCGATTGTCGCTCATGCCTTCCATCGTAGCGTCCTCCTCTGCGATTTACGCATTCACAAATCCGGGATCGGGAATCTGCCGCGTGTCGATGAGCTGCTGGCGCTTCCCGTTGTGCCGCTTTAGCGCGGCGTAGTTCACGTTGCCATTCACATCCGTCCACCCGCGCTCGAGGGCGCGCGCCGCCGGCACGGGTATCAGCGCGCAGCGGCAGTTGAATCCGCACGGCGGTGCGATCCCCTGGCGGTCGAACATCTCCATCGTGCCGATGTAGCCGTCCAAGCCCTGATGCGTGGGCCGCGTCCGGTTGTCCCCGGTCGCGCTGTATTCCACCAGCGGCACGAACGCCTGCACCTTCGGTTCCCGCAGGGTCTCCGCAAGCCCTTCCGTGGCCGCCCGGTTGGTGTTCGTGCGTAGCACGGTCTCGAGCCGCGCCGTGGTTAGGTGCGTCCCCGTGACCATCTGCGTGGTGGTCACGAAGTCCCCGAGGTTCATCTTGCGTATCCACTTGCCCACCACGGACTTGCCGGGTTTCTCTTCGATGACGCGGGCAATCAGCTCCTGCGTCTCCCGTGTCTGCTTGGGGTTCATGGCGGTCACGAAGAACGTGCCGTCCGTGATCCGCTTGGCCGTGGAGATTTGCCCACCCTGTGGATTGACCGTGATGCCGCGCAGGAGCGAATCAAGTACCGGGTTACGGGCGCGCATATCGGGCAGGGCGTTGTCGCGCTCGTGGTCGGCCACCTCGCCGCCGCTGCGCTGGGCGGCCTCAATCAGCACATCCCAATCCGTGCGCGAGATCGGCACGCGGGTGCGAAACCAGTTGGCAATAGGCGCGAGGAAGTCAAGACCAAAGCCCTCTAGCGAAATGCCCGTTTCAAGGCGGTCAAAGGTCAGGGCCGTGTTGTCCTCAAGCATCCCCGCCACGGCCTCGTCGGGGATCTTGGCCTTGTCGATGGCCTCCCGTGCGCCGAAGAGCCACGATGCCATCAGAAGGGCCGACGTTGCCTCGTGGAACGTCCGCCAATGTTCCGCGCCCGTTTCCCCCAGTACCTGGGCTGCGATGCCCTTGCGGTACGCCTGCTGCGCCTCCTTGAGGACGCTGCGGAGGTGCTTGTCTAGCGCGGCGCGGTTCATGCCTTGCGCTTGCGCTTGCGGACGGCCACGACCTTGGGAGCCTGCGGGGCGGGTTCCTCACCCTCCGGGGCATCGTTGCCCAAACCCAGCATGGCTGCAATGGGGTTGTCTCCGCCGGCCGACTTGCCGCCGAGGACGGGTTCGCCGTCCATCGGTTCGGCAAGGCCGAGGAGGTCGCGCACCTCGCGTTCGCTGACGCGGCCGCCCAAAGCCACGAACTTCTCCACGGCCTCCAGGCGCTCCTTGGTGTCCGGGCGCTCCGGGGCAAAGTTGAAACGGATGGCGCGGGCTTCGTCATCGGACGCGCCGAGCATCTTGGCGACCACGCGCACGAGGTCGGTGGTGATGGATTCCGCCAGCGCGTCCGCGTGGTAGCGGATGACGCGAGAGAGGGTGTCAGCGTGGAGGTCGGCAACGCCGGACCCCATGCCCGTGCCGCCCGCCTCGCTCGAGAGCGACTGCCCAAGGATGGCCTCCTTGAGCTTGCTGCTGCACCAATCGACCATCTCCATGAAGATTTGTGCGCGGCCCGCGTTCGCGTCCTTGATGTCGATGTCGTACATCGACTCGTTTGGGCCGATACGCGGCAGCACCACGGAATTGTCGTTGACGAGGTTCTGAAGAACCGTCAGCATCTCGTTCTTGGCCGCATCGTTGCCAGCGGGGTAGTAGCCCACGCGGATGCCGAGCGCGTATCGCTCCGCGTAGGCGGCGGCGTTCTGAAGGATCTCCTGCTTCAACAGCCAAATGTACCAGCACACATCGCGTGCGCCCACGCCGCGGTAGACCTGGTCGGCGCTGTTCGGGTCGATGAAGTTCGGGGCGGTCGTGAATACGCGATGCAGGACCACGGCGCGGCGCTCGTTGTCATCGAACAGGTGGACGAGCGAGTCAAAGCCAAGGTCGGTTACCGACGACTCGTTGATGTACGCCGAGCCAACGCGCATGGCAAGGTTGCCGCGCTGGTCGAATGCCAAGGTGTCGGAGGCGAACGGAATCCATTCGGCCACGCGCACGCCGAGCTTCGCGTCCTTCTCGTAGACGATGTTGGTAGCGGACACTCCGTACCATACGGCTTCGTGCATGGCGCGGAACAGATCGCTGCGCCGGGGGATGGCGTTGACGATGTCAGCGATGCGGGCGGCGAGTTGCTGCGTGCGGGGGTTGTCATCATCGTCCGCGGTCACGGACCATTCAAGGCCAGCGAGGGTGACGAGGAGGGAGCGCAGGACACCTTCGATGTCCGCGTCCATCCGCATCATGGCCTGGTAGTTCACATCCAGGCGGTACGCGAGGCTGCTGTTTCGCAGCATCAGGGACGCGGTACGGAAGTACGACCGCTGCACTTCCACGGGCAGGGCAAGCGGCCCGGTGGGTCCGCGGCTCGTGGGCGGTGGCAGGGGCTTGCGCGGTCGGCGTGCGGGCGGGAGGCCCGTTCCCGGAACGGCGTTCGGCATCAAAGGATTGCTGTGCTGCGGGTCGGCCATTCGCATCAGTCTAACGACTCACCCGAACATCCTTCGCTTCGGACCACGCGATTCAAACATCCGCGTAGGCGTGGTGTTGACGGTGACCACGCCGCCTTGGCTCACCACCGTGCCGCTGGCGGCCGCGTTGCAGAGGTCCACCACAACGTCCACGGTGTCATCGTGCGACCCGGCTGGGAACGACAGCAGCTCGTCCAGCACCACGCGGAAGTCGGGCGCGGCTTGGCCGTTCGCGGCCTGGGGGAAGTGGAGGCGGCCCTGCTCCACGAAGGGCTGCGCCCCGGCGGCGCGTAGGTGCTTGTCCGCCCCGCGCTCAACCGGGATGACGGGCTGACGGCAGCCCATGCGGAATTGGTCGAACACGCCCTTCTGCGGCCCGTTGGCCTCCGCGAGAACTAGTTGACAGCCCCGGCGCTCCACCAGTTCCTTCGCCATGCGGGCGAAGTCCGGGAAGGACTCGCGCACGCGCAGGATGTCGGTCAGGTACAGGTTGCGGTTGTAGTCCACCTCGCCCACGATGCAGACGGAGTAGTCGGGATCGTCGCGCTCCTGGCGCTTGCGGCCGTACCCCCAGTCGATGGCGGCGATGGTGCGCGACCCCGTGTGGTTGCCATCGTGATAGCGCACCCACTCGGGCCGGAACACGAGAAGGTCAGAGGACAGCGGCACAAGCTCGTAGGCGCGGGCGTAGGCCATCGGCCCCATCTCGCGGCGGTTGCGGTTGAGCAGTTCGGACGTAAAGACTTCGGGCCACGGGCTTTCCAAGCCCCGGCACGGCTTCCGCAGGAGCGTTCCGTTCTCCTCGCACTCGCGACGCCATTGGGCCGTGATGTCATCCGTATGGAAGGGCGTTGCCGTGCGCCAAATGCGCGCCGGGTGCTTGGCGGACGGGTCAAGCATGGGCAGCCAAATGTTCGCCATCGCCTCCTTGACCTGTTCGCGGAGTGCGGGTTGCAGTACCGCGTTGCGGAGGTCGCAGATGTCATCGGGCCACAGGATGTCGGCGCGGCCGCCCGTGCGGCCGAAGATGCCGGAGGCCTGCACGGACGGGTCGCGGCGTGCGGGCAGACCGGGGGCGGTCACGCTCCAGGCGGTCACGGTGTCCTCACCGGGCTTGAGGGCAACGTGGGGGAACACGGCCCGGTACAGGGGGCTGCGGATGATGTCGCGCAGGAAGCGGCTCGTGGCGCTAGCGGCCTCGTCGTTGGACCCGATGAGCTTGAACCGGGTCGCAGGGCGGCGGCCAAGCCACCACGCGGCAAGGTAGGTCAGGCTCGAGGTCTTGCCGTGGCCGCGGGGCAGCTCGGCGTACCAGCGGTGGTGGGTGGCCGCGTGAATCAGCAGTTCGCGTTGCAGTTTGCTGATGGGCTTGCCAATGAGCAATGCGATAAAGGCCGCCGGGTTCTCCCGTGCGGCCTCCACGGCCTGGGTCGCGGTCAGAACTTGCGCTTGGGCTTTCGGCACGGCTTGGGGGGTTCTGCCGGGGCCACGCCGGCGATGGAGCGGGCCACGGCCTCAAGCGCCCCGTCCGGCATATCGGCGGTGATTTCCACGCGCTCGGTGGCGGTTCCGTCCTCAAGGCGGTAGATGCGATCCAGTTGGACGGTGGCATCGACCCGATCACGCGACAGGGCGGCCATGACCTCCACGGCGCGCACGCGAGTGCGGGTGTCCATGTTGGGGTCGTTCATCACATCCATGAGGAACGCGGGAGCGGCCTGCGCGGCAGGGGCGGGAATGTCCCACCCGCCATACACGGCGCGCTCAAGGCATGACAGGTGTAGGGTTTTCTCGCGCCGGGAAACCAGGTCACGAGTATCCCCCTTCCCCCTGCGGGGGTCGGGCGTTTCGTCGGGCATAATGCCCCCTTCCGACTGCATCTTACCGTGCCTTTCGGTTTTGCAACACGAGGTCGAACCCGGCGGCGTTGGCCACCTTCAGGATGGAGTCGAAGGTGGGCTTGCGCTTCCCGATGACCGTGCCGGGTGTGCCGAGGAGGCATCGGACGGTATGGGCGCGCAGGATGCCGTTGGCTTCCATCTCGCGTGCGAGGCCGGATCGCGTGCCGCCAGCGGCGGCCACGGCTTCGGTGATGGTGGCCTTGAATTGGTCGTAGGTGGTGATTACTGCCATACGCGGAAGCATATCACGCCAACGTAGCCCATGATGGCGGCGGCAACGAAACCGATGCAGATGACCACGGCATTGATGATGCGGTCCTGGGATCGGTACTGGCGGCAGATTTCGCACTCGCAGCGGTCATTGTTCACGGGCTTCATGCTCCTGGAGTCGGGAAAGGTACAGGGTGTTGCGGGCCTTTGCTTCCTTCAGCTCGGCGCGGAGGCGTTCGATGGTGTCAGCGGCCTCAAGCATGATCGACGGCGCAAGGCACTCGCTGTTGGCGCGGAGCTGCGTGACAATGTCCTTCATCGGGAGTCCTCCACCACGGTGTGAATGCCGTACTGCACCATCAGCCCGCGAGGTTCGCCCTCGAGGCCGCGGCGGTCAAACCCGCCGCCTAGGCGAACGATGATGGATTCCAGGCGGTCGCGCTCGGCGCGGTGCTTGTCGGCGGATTCCCAGTTGTATTGCAACGCGCTCACGAGCATGGACACCACCTGTTCCGCCGCGAACGCGGTCGTTGGTCCGGCCTTGTCGGCAAGCTTGCGTAGGTCATTGATTCGGCTGCGCTCAAATGGCAAGAGGTTTTCCGGTAGTTCGATCATGCGCGCTCCTTGAGGGCGGTGAGGTTGAGGACACCGGGGCTGAGGAGTTCGTAGCCGCGGTTGCGTTCGGTGACAGAGCGCACGCGCACTCCGTAGGTGTGCTTGGCGTGATCCACGATGTAGGAGACGGCCCTGGGGCTGCACCCCCACACCGTGGCAAGCGCGAGACGCGTGGGATAGATGCCCTTGTCGGTCTGCACCACTAAGTAGATGACGCGATCAAAGAGGTCGGCGTAGCCGCGCCGGCGGCCTGTGCGCTTGTGCTTCATTGCGCGTACTCCTTTACGAGCTGCGTATAGCGGTCGAAGGCTGCCAGCGTGTTGGGGGCAAGCATGGCGCGCAGGACGGCGTTGGCCTCCTCGAGTTCCTTGAGGCGGGCGCGGACGGCTTCGATGTCGCCCGAGTGCTGCCCACCCCACCACAGTCCTGCGGAGCGCAGGAGGCGGTCAAATTCGGCCAGGGTGACCGCGCCGCATTGCCGCCACCTGGCCGCGGTGGCGCGGTCAACGGCGGCAAGGTCGCCCACGGTCGGGATGGCCTGCCCAATCATGAGAACGTGCAGGGCGCGGGTGGAGAGCATCTGATGCACGGGGTCGGAGTCGATAGGTGTTTGTGCTGTGATCATGGGTGATGAAAATTGAAACGAGGGTCTTGGAAACAGGAAGGCCGACCCCCAAAGGGGGCCGGCCCTGTTCACCATCGCGGGTTTGCCATGCTGCGCTGCCGTGTTTCGAGTTCCACGCGCCTCTTGCTGATTTCTGCAAGCAGAGCCTGGAGAACGGTTTCGGTCTTGCGAAGGTCTGCCAGCCGTGCGGCCAGTTCAAACTGCTCCGAGACCATCGTTTTCCCGTACTCCGCCATGCAATGCAAGGTAGCGATGGCGTTTGAAACAACGGTTGCAGCTTCGGGCTGCGCGACGATGACTGCGTGTGCCTTTCTCATGGACACGTTCCTCTCTGCCACTTGGTGGCATTGCCGTACTTCCGCAACGTGCATCCATACGGCACAAGGATGATACCCCTCCATATACATTTGTCCAGGGGGTAACATCAATAATTCCAAGAATTATTTGAGGCCGTAGGATGGCTTCTACGGGGCAGGGGCAAGGGATGCCCCTAGAGCCATTCGAACGGCGCGGGCGCGTCCTGGGGCAACCTAGGCCGTCTGCGGGGGTGCTGGTGGATCTTCGGCCACCCCGAAGTCGTTGGCCGTGGCCGCCCACACGATCCGGGGCGTGCCGGCCCCAAGCCACTCCTGCTCAATCTGATCGGCCACGAACGCCTTCGCATCGCGGTGGCTCATCCCGTCGTTGTCCCGCAGGCGAGCTGCAATCATGTCCGCCGAGTAGACGGCGACCGGGATGCCGCGCTCCCCGCTGCGGGGGTAGGACACCCCGAGGAGGCAGTCATCGAAGCCCGACAGGAGGATGGCGGCGACGCGCCGGCGCTTGCCCATGTGCATGAGTCTACCTCCGTGGTGCGGGGTTCTTGCGGCAATAGTCCAGCGCGACCGCCAGTACGCGGTGCGTGTCCGGGCTGATGCCCAAGCGCTCTTTCGCCGCATCAATCTCCGCAGCGGTTGCGGTCTTTAGCACCTCCTTCGCCCACGCATCCCAATCCGCGTAGTCCGCCGGGGACGGGCCTTGCACGGCGCTGGCATCGCGGCGAGTCTGCACGACTTCCCCTCGCGCAAGGACATCGGCCTGCGGCACAATCGCGCAGTATGCCTTGTGGATCGAAGCGATGTCCGGCTTTGTATCGCGCTCAAGGCGGTGCTGGCGAATGCAATCGCGCAGCTTGTCCTGGTGAAGCGACCCCCACCGCTCGTTCAAGAGCCGCGACAATTCAGGCTCAAGCGTCCACTTCGGCCACAGTTCCCCCATCAGATTCCGATTGTCCATCCACGTGATCGTTTGCATACGCGGGAGTATACGGACAGGCACTCTCAATTGTCAACGTGGGGAAGGACGTTCGGAAGAGAACGAGCGGATGTATCTACAAGGAAGTGAATCCGATCCGGCCTTTCGCGCCGCCGCTCTGCTGCGCTCCGCAGTTGCTCCGCTCCGCGGCGGCTGATCGCAGGGGCCGTTCGGGCTGTATCAGTTCGCATGGTGAGCGCGAGGGAAGCATGACCCCACAAAGGGGGCCACATTCAACCAGCCCGCACGGAGCCGCGCATCGGTCGAAGCCACGAATTTCACCATTTCGCTGGAGGATTGCCAGCCGCTACCTTCGTGGGGGAGCGCACCTTTCGGTGGCGCGGGGTAGGGTCAGACACCCGCGACTACTTCCATGCTCCCCTACCGCGCCGGGAACGTGTTGCGGCATTCTTGACCCGCAGGCCATTCGCGCTAGAATGCGAGCGCGCAGGATTTCAGCAGCCGGCAGTCTACCACCCTCGGGCAAGATTGCAAGCGCAAGAAACGGCGTGGGTTTCGGCCCACGCCGTTTCCATTTGGAACCTATCGCGGTTCCAAAAGCGGCGTAATCCCCTTGATGTGATTCCAAGCCATCTTGGCGAAACACAAGAACTTTGATCGGTCGCGTTTACGCCACAAATTTGAGTTGACCCAAACAGCAAACTCCATCAATTGCTCTTTGCTTGTATGGCGAAGTAGCACTTTAGTGCCGTTGTGCCAATCCTGGCGAATCGTCCCTTCGCGTTCCAATTCTTCTAGTCCCAGCGTGTGCAACACTTCCCACGCAGCATCGTCTGTTTGCTGCTGCATTTCGCGCATCAATTCGCTGTAGGCCTGAAGCTGCTCCCGCGCTTCTTGCATCCGAACAATGTGACTGCTCAAAGCGTCAGGAACTGCCGTCAGCGGTCTAGCGCCCTTCCCGATATTGCATTCGATGCAAGCCGAAACAAGGTTTTCCTGGGCGTTCGTCCCACCATTGGCAACAGCAATAACGTGATCAACGTGCAGCACCACAGCCGGCGGTGTCCGACCGCAATAAAAGCACTTGAAGTGATCGCGCTTGAACACCTCAAATCGCGTTTTGGGCGTAAGTTTGGTTCGCACCATTGAGAATTCCAAAGGCCGGGGCGAGCTGGGAGCGGGTGGAAGCAACCTAGCCCGCCCACGGTTGTTTGGTTGTAGAGCGATTCCACCCGCTCTCGCTACCCACGATGGGTTGCGTTGGATCGGAGTATACACTATCCTGCGCTCGTCGGGCGATGGTTTTTGCGATAGTCTGCGCGTGCAGCCTATGCCCGACAATTTAGCCCCCGGAAGCACGGCGCGTTGATCGCAAGATCCGCGCCGTGTTCTTTTCCGGCCCCGGAAAGCCACGTGTACGCGGAATCGACACATCCACATAACGTGTACGAAAGTGCGACATATTTGAACATCTGTACCGCGTTCGATCCAGCGGACAGCAGCGCGTGCTTTCAGCATCGCGCCCTGCCCTGGCGGTAGGTTTCATTACCCCATTGCTGTATACGCCAGCGGTCGTACCTCTCGGCCTTGTGCGCTGGCACAAGTGGGAATCGCGCCTTGGCCTTCGGCCTACTACACCCACATCACCGCAGCTCAAGTATACCCCTACTCAACGGGCTTGCCGTCAACGATTCGGCGATACCCAAGCCTCCACAACAGATGCGCGATATCGGTCGCGGTCGATGCCACGGCCTCCTCGTCTAGCTCCGGGCGGATCGCGTGGATGGCCTCGTGGATGGTGGTGTCCATCCTGTCCTTCTCACACGGCCAGGTTGCCACGCGAATGAGGCGGCCCGCGGCCTTGCCGGGGTCGATCATGTCCCCGAAGTCCCTCATGTTCGACGCGAAGCGCAGCGTCCAGTATTTGCCACCAAGTCGAACTCGCATGGGATGCCTCCTATTGCGCGTCCATTACGTCCCAGGCCATACGAGGATGACCGCGTGCCTTGCCGCCGTCCTTGTCATCCTGCGTGTCCCACCGGATGAACAGGCGCACCCACTTGGCGCGAAGCGGCGTTGGGCCTGGGCCTTTCTCCACAATCCATCCGCCCGAGCCGTCCCCCCAGTCCTGCTTGTACGTCCCGCACCGCACGAAGTCGCAATGGCGATGCCGCACCTCGTAGACGCCGTTGCGGGTCTCGAGGTACTCGCGGGCAATGCCCACGATGTTGGAATGGTGGTTGTGTCCAACGGCGATGCAGTCCACGCCCTCAAGCCACGAGAGCATTCGCCGGCTGTCAAGTACGCCCATCGACATGGGCGCGCCGCCGCCGCTGCCGTGGTGATAGCGCATGGTCCAAGTAAGGTTCGTGTTGTTGATCTTTACGCGCACCTTCATCCATCCGCCGTAGCCGCCTGCGCCCATCTGCGATTTCGGATTGATCGACTTGATGGCGCGGACAAGATTTGCCGTTGGGCATACTTCGTGGTGCTTGAGCCACGCGGTCTCATGATTGCCGGCACCCAAGAAAGCCCAGTTCTGCGCGTAGGGTGCGTAGCGTTCCGCTGCTTCTTCAATCACGCTGTCGAAGTACGCCGCGGCTGCGTGCGAACTGCGGAGCTGCGCCTTGCATTGCCGGCGGTCGCTAGCCCCTTGCATTAAGTCCAAGCAGTCGCCAAGGTCGCAGATGATGGCGTTGCGCTCCTTTGCTTGGCGAAGGTGCTTCTCCTCGAGCAACCGATTGCACTTGATGTTGTCGCCGTGTACATCCGAGCGAAGCAGAATCCATTGCTCCCACTCGCGGAACGAAGTCCCGGTGCAGTCCACGATGTGGATGTTCTTCCCGTGGTGCGTGACTTGAAACGGGGGCGCGGCTGGTCGTTTCGCCATGCCTCACCACGCTATAGGGGTCTGATTGCCTCGCCGCAAAAAAGAAAAAAGTGGTCGGATTTCTTACAGCCGGGGGCTTGCGCCTGCCGATACCGATGCGTATAACACCACCAAGCGGTGGACGCACGTTGCGGAAACCGCGAAATCACGAGGAGATTGCAATGAAGATCAAGATCACCGTTGAAGATGCCCTGAACAACCACCTCACCCTTGGCCGGATCTACGGGGATGTGCTGCTCGCCTGCGCTCGGGAATTGTCCGATGCCGTTAGCCAGGAAGTCCTCCGTACCCACGCCGACTTCCATCACATTGACCCCGACAACGAGGCCGCGTGGCAGGATGCGCTTGACCGCCGCGACACCGCCGACCGGATGTTCTTAACGGTCCATGCCAAGACGGAGGTGATCCTGTGAGCGCACGACGAACCGACCCGTGGACTTCGCACGCCGCCGCTGACAGCATGGTGGTCCCCGCCAAGGGGATGCAGGCCAAGCTGCTTGAGGCGTACCGCGCTAGCCCGAACGGCCTGACCGATGAGGAGGCGGCGGCAGTCGCAGGACTCCCAATCGGTGCGTGGAAGCGATGTAGCGAGCTGCGTACCAAGGGTCTGATCACTTGGACCGGGGCTACCCGCGTAGCCTCGAGTGGTCGCCATGCACAGGTGTGCGTCCTGTCGCGGCCCAACCCCACAACCCTCTTCCCCATGCCCGAGGAATACCGATGGTGAGCAACGAAGATAGCCGCGGGATCTTTACCCGCATTCAGGCCGTGACCATGTCCGCTGACCTGTTTTCCGCCGGCGATTCTGCGGGGGAGTACGTTGCCTCCAAGACCGTGGAGGTCACGATCCTGGCGCGCTGGCAGCGCACGCCTACCAATCCGCGCCTGTTGGATTGGAGCCTGATTGCCATGTCGCTTGACGGCGTGGCGCTGTCCGAGGAGGTCGGCATCCCGTCCGACTTCCCCATGCAGCAGCTTGTGAATGCCGCCACGGTCTCGAGCAAGATGCGGCGCATCCTTGAAGGCAACGGGCCGGGGGTGATCGCATGACTACCGAAAACCGTTGGGCTACGCCCACCATCTTGGAAGTGCAATGGCGTTTGGACGGACTGCCGAACTACGTTGATGAGGATGCCATCGCGGCCACCCTTGCCATGCCAGCGACCAACAAGGATGGCGTTCCCGCCATTGCTGCCATCGGGTGCGCTCCGCTGGACAATCTCACCAGCACTCAAGAGGACTATTTCCCGGTGCGGTATTGGCTTGTCCATGCGCTGCTTGTGGACATCGGAGAGAGCAAGCGCCGGGATGCCGTGATTGCCACGCGCATCTCGAGCGTGGCGATGTGGGAGCAAGGCGACACCGCCGATGGCGTTCGCACGGAATACCTCGGTCGCGTGGTGTCGTTTGTGGCCGACAGCCTCAAGGCGATGGAGGTGGCCGATGGTTGACATCGCCCATCAGAAGCTGCTGGCGATCACGGTGAGGCCATCCACACAGGTGGTGTTTAGCGATGCGACCGGGCGCGACATTGCCGCCATCGTCATCAACGACAAGCACCCGCACATTGCGCGGCTGGTATTCAAGGTATCGGCAGACATCAAGATCCGAAGGGAGGCCGCAGAATGAGGCATACCGCAGAATCCGTCCGCGCCGGCATTGCCGCCGATCAGGCTGCCGGGATGCAGCCCAAGCTCATTGCCCTCAAGTGGGGCGTGCATCCCTCCACGGTCAGCCGCCTTGTGGGGACGAAGCGCAAGGTGACATTGCAACAGGCCGCGTCCGTCCTGTCGGCGCACCGCCGGGGGGTCAGCAAGGCCACCATCGCCGCGGAGATGGGGGTGTCCGTCAGCGCCATCCGTCGCATCCTCAAGGGAAATACCATTGCTGCACGAAAAGCGACAGGGGATTTGCATGATTAATATCCCGGCCCGTGTACGTTTGCTCCGAAAGGAGGACGGCGCGATGGAAGATCCGTGTGTGGATTGGAGAGCGCGGGCGGTTGCTGCAGAGGCCATGCTTGCACGCATGGAGCTGCTGGTCTACAGCGACCGCCCCACGGTGCAGAATCCCAACGGCACGACCTGGCGCGACCGCGCCATCAGAGCCGAGGAGGAAGCGCAGAAGTGCCGCAACGTCCTGCCCACGCATATTGAGCGCATCCTGTATGCGGGTGAGGGGTAACCAATGCCGCGCCAGGAGGAGGACGAGGACATCGTGGACCGTATCAAGGGCAGCGCGACAACCGATCCCCTCACCATTGAGGCGATGCACGAGGTAATTCGCATCCGCCGGGAGATGGCGCGGATCATGCGTACCGGGAATCAACTACAGCAGGAGTTGGAACTTTGCAAGAGCCAGCAGGCCAAGCAAGCGCGTTGATGTTTACCGTCCCCGGCGCAGCCGCGCCGCAGGGAAGCAAGCGCGCCTTTCGCACGGGTGGCCGCATCGTCCTCGTGGAGTCAAGCGCCAAGGTCAAGCCCTACCGCGCCGCCGTGGCGGCAGCGGCCTACGCCGCCGGCGCGGTTGTGGTGGACGGCCCGGTGAGCGTGCGCGTGGCGTTCTCGTTCGTCCGCCCTGCCAGCCATTTCGGGGCGCGTGGGCTGCGGACGGCCGCACGCACGTTCCCCGGCAAGCCCGATACCGACAAGCTCGTGCGCGCCACGCTGGACGCGCTCACGGGCATTGCCTACCGCGACGATGCCCAAGTCGTGGAGATTTGGGCCACCAAGGCATACGGGCCGACCGCGCAGACGGTCATTGCTATTTCGGCCGCTTGACTTTCGGCTACCGGGCCGTATACTGATTACGCCCTCGCACGTTGCGCGGGACGGGCGCGGCGATCCGCGTACACGAGGAGATGCATATGGAACTCGCAAGGATCGGGCAAGCGCAGCTTGACCCCATGTCAGTCGCCCAGGTGTTCAAGGCTTCGGGAATGTTCCCCGACATTCAGTCGGAGGCCGCAGCGTGCGCGAAGATCATCATCGGGCGCGGCCTGGGCCTTTCGGACTATGACGCGATGACGGGCCTGCACATTATCAAAGGCAAGGCTGTGCTGGCCGCCAATCTCATGGCTGCGGCGATAAAAAGAAATCACAAGTATGACTACCGTGCCACCTGCACGGACACGGAGTGCAGCATCGTGTTCTTCAGTCGCAGCCCGGAGAACAAGTGGGAGGAGATCGGGACCACGACCTTCTCAATGGACGATGCGAAGCGGGCGCAGCTCGGCGGGGACAATTGGCGCAAGTGGCCGAAGGCCATGCTCTTCGCCCGCTGCATCTCGAGCGGGTACAAGCAGCATTGCCCGGATGCGCTTGGCGCGGCCCCGGTGTACGTTGAAGCCCACGGCGAGACCGAGATCACCGAGGAAGTTCCGTCCCGCGGCTACGAGGCTCCCAAGGCCCGCGCCGCCCTTGCTGCCCCCGCAGCCCCTACGATTGACGCAGAGGCATCGGTGGTCGAGGATGCCCCAAAGCCCGTCCGCAAGCGCACGGCCAAGCAGGAGGCCAATCCGGCCCCGGAAACCCCCAAGGCGGCTGACGGCTACCCCGACGAGTACGAGGGCGAGTTCAAGATCCTGCGCGTGGTGCGCCGCCCCGGCAAGCCCATTGCAATCAACGCCGTGGGCGAACACGGCGCGGCATGGATTGCCACCTCAATTCTTGAGTATGGCCACCTGGCGGACGCGAACGTGGACAAGGAGATGCGCCTTGAGGTCGCCCGGATCGGGCAGACGCTACAGGTCATGCGCGTCATCGGGCCGATCGCCCCGGCCAAGGTTGACCCGGCGGACGTACCCTTCTGACCGTAGGCTAGTCGTTCTTCTCCCCCCCGTCTGCGGCCGCAGGAAGTTGGCCAGCAGGCGGGGGGTTTTCGTTTGCGAACGGGACGAGGCGGTTCAACGCCTCCTGCCGCTTGCGGCACGGGCCGCATTGACGAATGCCTACCGCCTTCGTTGCGGCGGCCACAACGTCCCCCAGACCGCGCCATCCTTCATGCTTGCGCGTGTGGTCAAGCTGCGCCAGCGCCCACGCCTCGCGCTCCGCGGCCGGCACGGAATCGGGGACTTCAATGCTGCGATTGCCTACCAAGATAATCATGCGAGCGTGATGGTTGAGGGCAAGGTGAACCCGTAACCGTTTGCTGAGCCGCACAAGCACTCGTCGGGATTCGTGGGATAGGGGCCGATCACGGCGGTGCATCCCGTGTAGCTCAACGATTCAGCCGGACCCGATGCGGATGTCTGATAGAAGTTCAATGGCACATTCACCACCGCCGCGTACCTCGTATAGACCCCGGTGAGCGTGCGCGTGGCCGTGAACGGAACGGGCTTCGCGTAGTAGACCGTGGCGTTGTATTGGTAATAGTAGTTGCGCTCGTAGGCTGGGTCATACGGGGGATCGCAAACATAGAACCCATCTTCATTCTGAGCCTGGGTGTCGTAGTAGGGTGCGCTCTTGTTCTGCCCGGAGAACGTGACCCTGACAACGTCATAAAGACCTGATGCGCCAGCGCAACAAGTGCCGCATGATGGGCAAGTCGGTGCTGCCCCTGGTGAAATACCGGAACAGAGATATTTGACACCCGTGACTGTTCCGAATTCCGTGAACGTGCTGGACTCCGAAAGCACGTTGACCGTGGTCGCGCCCCCACCGAACTGCATCGTTGCCGTCCAGCTTCCGCCCGAGTAGGTGATCGTGTCCGAGGTGATATCGCAGCATTCGCAACCAGCGGGAGCAACCCACCCATTCCATCCATCGCGCCACATCTTGCCTTGAAATGCACCGATGGCGTTATTCCATCCCGCCCAAATTTTGAATTTGGTTTGACAAGAATCGCATCCGCATGATGCGGTGGTGTCGCTCAAGCCCTTGGGTTCACCGCGTACCCATCCAGCCTGAGAGGCCGTAATGGTGAAGGTTGGCGTAGACGTACCGACAACCGGAACGCAGACGGTGTTACCCGGCGGGATTGTCCCACCGCCACAGCAACACGAAGCGTTCAGGATGCCGCTCATGCCACGATGACGAGCGCAGCGATGAAGATGAGCAGGTGCGTCACTTGATGATTCCGCGCTTGCAAAGGTAGATGCCGCCAGCAACGCCGAGGCAGAAGCAAAGGGCGGCCGCCCACACCGAGCCAACGAAACTGGAGAGGTCTGCGAGAAGCATCATCAAGCCTTTCTTCGAGTCTTTGCTTTGCGATATGCCGCATCAAATTCAGGATCTGACCGCATTGCCGCGATGAATTCCCGATCCCCTTCGGGTCGGTTGGGGTCTAGCATATCCACGGCGAGTTCCGCCGCGGCTACCTTTTTACGAGGCAGCCATCCGATTGCAACGCGCATGGCCGTGCCAATGCCCGATTGCCATACGAGGAAGGCGATGCCTGCCACCGCCACGCCAATGCCCCACCAGCGCAGGGTCGAAAGCCATGTCGGGGTGATGTCCTGCACCTGGGTGAGCTGAACGTGGATATCCGCCGCCGTGGTGTCAATGCGAGTGGCGCGCTCCACCACCTCCGCGTCCTTGATGGCGTGGCCGTGGTCAATGAGCGCTTGGGCATCCGTGCGGATGGCGTTCGTATCACCCGCGATACGTTCCACCGGACTGCACGCAACTGCCAGCAGGGCCACCGCCGCAAGGGCAAGCCATACCCGGCTCATCGCTTTTCGATCTTCCCCACGCGCTCCTCGAGCGCCCCGATACGGACATTGATAACTCGGATCTGTGCATTTCCCTCCCCGGTCGCCTGCTGGATCTTTTCCATCTCCGATGCCATCTTGTCCAAGGCGCGCGTCTGCTGCTCGTCCCGTTCGCTGCGCTGTCCCGCGTAGACGAACGCCCCGGCAATGGCAATGATCGCCACCGCAAGCTGCGCGGGCTTCATCCAAAATTCGACGGCATTCTTGGTTTCGATGGTCATGGCTCACCACGATGAAATGATGCAGATGAGGCCACCGCCACCGTTGCCGCCAGCGCCCGTAGCACTAGACGATGCGCCCGATCCGCCGCCGCCCGCGCCATAGCCACCAACGCCGCCAGCGGCGCTTGTGCCGCTTGACGAGGTGCTACCACCGCCACCCGAACCGTAGAAGCCCACGTTGCTGCCTGCGCCGCCTGTACCCGCGCCGCCCGTGCCAATGCCAACCCGCGTAGCTCCTGATCCGCCGGCGTAAGTCGTGCCGCCCGATGACATCCCGCCCCCACCACCGCCGCCTGGTGCGCCCTGCGAAGTGCTAGCAGTCGTTCCAATCGCAGCCGTGCCGCCCGTGCCACCAGCACCACCAAGCCACAATGCGTTGGTCGTGAGAGCCGCACCGCCAGCGCCGCCCGAATTTGTGCCGCCTGCGCCAAAGTTGCCGCCAACCGCCGATGCGTAGGTTATGCCTGAAGCAGACAGCGAAGATGTTCCGCCAGCCGTGCCTGGGTTGCCGTTAGTGCTTGCAGATACACCCGCTCCACCCGTGCCACCCGTACCGACCGTAACGGTAAAAGATCCAGGAAGTGCCACAGCGCGATACGTCAGCTCCGTGATCCCGCCGCCGCCACCACCTCCGCCGCCGCCCTTATTGGCTGATGCGTGGGCATGGCCGCTGCCGCCGCCACCACCCGCGCCGATGCACACAATCTGCACCGTGCGGCAGCCGCTCGGCTTCGTCCATGTCCCGGAGGTCGTAAAGAGCTGCACATCGACACCCGCCCCAGGCTCCCATTGAGTCGTGCCGGAAACGTAGCGCAGCAAGTCGCCGTTGGACGGAGCCGATGACGAAACGGACGTGCTGCGAATCTTGGCGACGGTCGGGGATGGGTAGGTGCTTGACAGGTCGCCCGATGCCGCCCCGCTAGGCGCTCGAGAATCCGACAGGCGCGCATCGTTGCCAACGCACGCCGTGGTCGATGCCGTGCCAAACGACACCGCAAACGTCCGGCTAGCAGTCAGATCGCCGCCACCCGTCAGGCCCGTGCCTGCGGTCAGGACGATGCTATTTGCCGCCTTGGCCGCGAGGTCGGTGGTCAGGTTGGCAACCTGGGACTGCGCAAGACCAGCGGCAGGAATTGGGTCGCTGCCAGCGCTGCCGTGACTGCTGCCGTGGGAAGTCGGGGTGCGGGCGTTTGAAAGCCTGCTGTCCGTTGCACCAACAAGCTGCGTAGATGTTCCCCCACCCGACGTAGCAATGTCTGCAGAAATAGTGCGATTCGTAGACAGGTCACCACCGCCGGACAATCCCGTCCCCGCAATTACTTGCCGAGTGGTAGGAACAAGACCTACCAAAGTTGAGCTCAAGTCCTCCACCTGACTGATTGTGATTGTCACCGGATCGCTGCTTGTCGCGTAATGACTTGCCGCGTGTGCAGTTGGCGTGCGGGTGTTTGACAGGCGGCTATCCGTAGCCTCCACGATCTTGCCCGCCGTAGCCGCGCCGCTGGCTGCAAAGTCTGCGGCGATGGTTCCGGTAGCGGTGATAGTCCCGCCCGTCAGTCCCGTGCCAGCCGTGATGCTCACGACCGCGCCGGCGGAAACAGTCACGCCGGAAGCAACCACCGAGATGGATACTTGGTCGGCCATTAGACGGACCCCGCGTAGATGTTGACCTGTGCAGAACCAAGCGAGATCAACCGCTTGACCACGCTGCTAGGAAACAGGATGTCAAGGTCGTACAATGCGTTGCCGCACGGAAATGCGCTGGTGATGGTCGAAGGAATCTTGATAGTCCCTACGGTCTTTGCGCCGTTCAGCGTGATGTAGTTGGACGTATTGGCGGTCAAAAAGGCCGTTTCGCCCGCTCGAGCCACGCGGAGCCGCCAATCGCTTGCCGTTGATAGCGCGGGGTAGGTCGCAGGCCAATCGCTGACCGTTACCACCGCCTGAAATTCCGCGCCCTGCTCAAAGATGATGTTCCAAGTAGTTGTCATGGTTTATCCACCTCCACCTGTAGTGCATGATACGACCACGGCATTCGGCATTGAGAACCAATATTGCGGTGCAAACGGCGGCGATCCGGTCGTGTACGAAGTCGGAAATTGCTCCACCATCATCACAATGGTGTCGTTGGCAATGGGAACCGCTCGGATGGTCGCATTGGTGTAGTCGCTTTGCGCGACACCTGGCGCAATGAAGTTGCGCGTGTCGCCCGTGCCATAGTTCAGATTGGCGTTCTCTGCCATGTTGCGGGCCAAAATCGACCCGCTGCGCCCATACGCGCCAATGGCAACGCTAGGAGTTCCGCCTGCGCCAGCGGCCGGATTTGGTTCGACTTCCTCAAACGAATACCGCCACCGCCAGTTGGTATACAGCTCCGAACCCGTGATCTTGGCGGGGAACACCCGGCACATCGGCGGTGGAACGTCAATGATGGTTGCGCCCACGAGGTTTCGGTACGCCTGAGCGTTGCCCTTGGCCGTCACAAGGTCGGACGGGTTGACCTCCGAAGCACCTTGCAGACCAAACCGCCAATCGTCCTCGCGTGCCTCGCTAATCGTGTACGGGGCAAGCTCGCCGTCGATCTCGGCCATCCGGTAGGAAACGTTGCCGATCTGACCAATGGTCGTGGACGCATCCGTGTACCAAGGAATCCACCCAGCCCACACCGTGCGGCCGAACGGGATGACGCTATTCCGAGAGACATAATCGTCTCGAATCTTGGTGCGCGTCAAAGCCGGCGGCCATCCCGGCGAGGTTGTCAGTTCCGCGCCGGATGAATCGTTCACCACGATGGAAGCATCCGTGAGGTAGGCCGATCCAATGTCATTAGGAGCGCGCACCCAACTAGGCGTAGCGCCTTGTGTGCTTACCGCCTGCTGGCTGAAGTTGATGTCCGCCGCCGGGGTATTGGCGATCGTGACATTGTTGAACACCGTCCGCGCCTCCACGCTGCGCCGAGGCATAACTACGGAGGCAATGCGCGGGGCGCGCGCCTGATATCCGGTCGCGTTCCACAGGCTCACCAGCGCATCCGTGGACAACGCCGCGCCATTGACGGGCTGCATACCTCCGCGCATGGCCGCCTGATAAGTGTTCATTGCGGTGTTGTATTGCGCTTTGAGGCCCGTCCGGCTGATGAACCGCGTGGCGCTGCCTGTCGATACCACGATCTGCTGATTGGCCGATGCGATGGCATCAAGCAGGATGGAGAGGCTGACGTTGGGTGAGCCGCACAGGTCGCCAAGCCGGCGGATGTATTCCGGGCTTTGCGTGGTGAAGCCCGTAGGCATCGTCAGATTGTCGCCCGATGCCACCGTACCGATGTCCGTGATGAGATCCGAATAGGTGCGGGTAGAGTCAACCCGCCAGCGCCCATCGCTTGACCAAGTGGGGGACAGGTTGGTGTTCAGAATGGCCGCGCTGGAGAACTTCCAGTACCACCGCTCGTCCACCAGCTCAACCATGACCACGCCGCCCGACTCGCGCCAAAAGAACGGCTGCTGCGGACGGGCATACAGGCCCGACAGCACGACCGACCGTCCACTTGAGTCCTCAAGGGTAAGGCTGACGGTGGTAGACCCGTACAGGGTTGCAATCTGCGTGGAGGCAACGAGGACGCTTGCCCGCGTGTGCTGCGTCATGCCCACCGGGACATCGACGCGGAACAGATCCTCCTCCGCGATGCCGATCTGCCGCGCCGTGCTTCGCATCTCCTGCGTGGGCAGAAGCGTGGGGATGACGTTCGCGCCTGCGGTGATGTACGCGCTTACGCTCATGCGTAGTCCTGGGGCGTGCCGACGTTGTACGCGGCCGCGTTGGTGTCGGCGTTAAACACGGACACGGCGGTGTTCTGCCCGTCCACATCGGTGTTGAACCCGAGCGATGCCGGGGCAATGACCGTCTGCGTGGGTGACCACCATTGCCGGCGGCCGGACACGGTGCTGTACCCGTTGCTCGTTGCGCCACCGCCGTCATAGGACTTCAGGGTGCGGGTATACACCCCGATGAACGTGCGCTGGCCACCCGTATCGACATCGCCGAAGTTGACCTTCCAATCGTCCTTGACTACCACGAAGCCCGATGGAATCGGTCGGAAGATGCGCTGCGGCGGGGTGTTGACCCCCTTGACCGTGGTGACTTCCTCAAGGACCGTGCTTGCCTTGCCCGCCTGGAACACGAAGTCCGAACCCTGCGTGTAGAGGGTTTGAAGGCGGTGCATCTTCGTTTCGGTATAGACGCTCGTGACCGTCTGCGACCGCTCCACGCCAGCGGGCTGGTTGGCCGCGTTGTTGGTCATGCGCGGCAGCGTGGCAAACGGCCCCTGATTCATCGCCGTATTGGCATCGTCAAAGTTGGTATCCGGGGCCACCATTGAGGTGGTCGGAGTGCCAGGAGTGCAATAGGCGGTGATCGCCGTGATGACTTCGGCCACGGGAAGAGTGCTTGCAACACCCGGAGTCTTGGCCGACAGGCTGTTGTTGTACCAATGCGGGACAGACGCAATACCCGTAGTTCCACCATAGGAATCCGGGTATTCAGGGCATGTCCGCGTGACCGTGAAGAATTGGCCGATGAGGTTGGCAAGCGGAACGGGCGGGAGCGTGGTGGAGGGCGTTGGATCGCCGGCAAAGGCGTAGCACCGCGCCTGAATCTCCACGCGCACCTTGGCACGCGTCATCATCTCCTGCTCAGAGAACACAATGCGGTCAAGCTGCGACGAGCGGAACGGAATGCGGGTTTGCGCCAGCACCACGGCTGCCCACATCATGTGACGGACATCGCCATTGATTGGCCCCTCGAGGTCGCAGTTGAACCGCAGGGTGGCAAAGGTCAGGTCGGTACGGGAACGCTCGTAGGTGAAATCGCAGTTTCCCGTGAGCGCGCTGTCGGGCAGCTTGATGCGCGCCTGGGTATCAACAATGGTATAGATGAGCGAGTTGCCGCTTTCGTTGTAGGCAAACGTCTGCGACTCGCGCCGCCAAATGCTGCTGTCCGGCGGACGGGTCGGCAGGATGGCCTTGCGGAACAGGTCGGCCCAAGGCGCTTTGCCGTTGACCTGACCGCTTGTGTTGTTTTGAGCGTAGGCGGTATCGGTGTTCCCGTTGGATAGGTCAAGCACGATGCTGCCCGTGACCGTGCGCGTCATGTGTCCTGCGGCATCAAGCGTGAACGACTGCACCCACCGATGGGACACAATCGGGCAATCGTCCGGCTCGGCCATCGCATTTCCTACGATGGTGAACGTGATCATCGCCGCCTGCCGGCCGCTGATTTCCGTGACGGTCATGGACATCAGGGGGCCGCGCAGCGCATCCGGCCCGGAGGACTCGTAGACCGCTTCGGTTGCGCCGTCTGCCGTCACCCAAATCTTGACCTCGTCAACGCGCCCCGGCTCCTTCTTGGTGAGGTTGGCAAGCGTGGTGTAGGTCGAAGTTCCGTAGGACACAAGCGCGGACCCTGAGATGGTGGTCTCGTATCGGATCTGCGTGTAGCCGTCCTCCGCGTAGATCGCACGCGCATCCCACGAGGTGATGTTGGCATACGGAAGCGTGAACGTGTTGTCGCCCAGCTTGAACGCCACCCATGTATTGCCGTTGGTAGACATCAGATTCCTTTCATGCCCATGAGCTTGAGATCGGCAAGGAACGGCTGATTCAACGCGCCGTAGTCAATCTTGGGATCGGTGTTGCGCTTGATAGCGCGAAGAGAAGTTGCCATATCGGCAAATTTCTGCGCCCAAACGGACAGAACAAGATTCCCGCCAACCGCAGATCCAAACAACCCAGGGCTAACTCCGGGAAGGAAGGAATACAGTTTTGTCAAATCTTGCGCGATGCTGTTTAGCACCGTTGAAATAATCATGGCGATGTTGGCGGCCAAATCAAAGAGCTTGGGAATGTAATCGCGCATTACTTCCGCCATGTCAGCCACCATCTTGGTGATGGGACGGAGGAAAATTGCACCAATAGCGCCAAGCGCCGATTTCAATTCTACGAAAGCACGCTCAATGCGACCCACTTCCATCATCTGCGCTCCGATAGCGCCACCGTATTGCATTCCATTTCGGAAACGTGTTGCCACCATCGCAATCTGATTCTGCATCTCGGCAAGCTGGATGCCTGGGCTGTAGTCGCGCAGATCATTTGCTACCTCAAGAACAAACCGATTGAGAGCGAGAAGAGCCTTTCCAACTTCCACCGAAGCCTTGTAAAGCGCCCCGAATGCAGCGCCGATTCCTGCGGCTACAACCGACAATTCCCCAATCATGGCAACCGTGTTTGCCGCCATGCCAAGCTCTTCAGCCGCAGCAGTAGCAGTACCGCCAGCCTTTGCCATACCGCTAATGCCTTCGGTTTCGCCACCGCTGCCCTTCTCGTTGATGTCGATGACGATGCGTCCAAGGTCTTGCATGGTTACAGTCCGTTCTCAAAGGCGCATACGAAGGTCTCCGTGCCGCGCATCCAGCCAACCAAGTCCTCGGCCGGCTCAACCTGACCGCCGTTGCGCCAGGTCAGCGCGATGGTGAGGATGCCGTTGAGGTCGTTCTGATTGAGCAACGTCCGCAGCCCGTCGATGAATTGCTCAATGCCGTTGGAACCGGAGATGCGCTCCGTGGCCCGGTTGACTGGGTCAAGAAGGCCGCGCCACCACACAATGATGTCAATCTTGGCTTCCTGCAAGCCCACGCCCGACCGCCAATGCAGCGCGGTGTCACCGCCTGGGATCACCTGTACCGCGTACTGCGAAATGGTCTCATCACTCGGCCGCTCAGACAGGTACACGGCGCTGCCGTAGCCCTCGGTCACCATCCAGTTGGCAATCTCGGTCAGGAGCGCGTTCCACACCGCTGCGTTCTGCGTAGCCATCAGCCCACCGCCTTCTGATGCTCGAGATTCATGCGGATACGGAAAGCGAGGTCGGCATCCCCGGTAGCCAGCGCCACCGTCTGCTGCGCCACCTCTGCCGATCCCAACGCCATAGCGATGGCCCGTGCCTGAACGATGCTCTGCCTCGCCTCAATCATGGGAATGTTTTGCGCGAGGCCCATAGCAGTCTCCGGGTCAAAGTCGGTGGGAGGCCGCCCATAGGTCGCCAAGAACACGGCGGCCTCCCGTGTCAGTTTCCCGCGTTCTGTACCGCCTTGCCCAATCGGGCAAAGACCGCGAACAGCACTTCGTCGGCAGCCTGCTGGGCCACCTCAGGGGTGCGCGCCACGGCCCGGATCGCGTTGGCAATGTCGGCCACGGTCGGCTGTTCGCCGCCAGCAATGCTGCGCTTCTGCACGGAGGCCACCAGCTCGTTCCATTGGATCACGAGCGCGCCCGTGGGGATGGTGACGCGAAACAGCATCGGGTCATTTTCTTCGTTCAGGTCGATCATGTGGTAGCCGAGGTGGCAAGAATGTTGGTGGACGGGGTCGGGATCGCCTTGAAGGTCAGCCCAAGACGCTGCTCCACGTTGCCGAAGTTGCTGTGGTTGATGGCATCACCCATGATCATGCACGTTGCGAACGTGTACGAGGTCTTGCCAGCCGTCAGGGGCAGGATCTTCACCCCGAACGTGCCGCTGCCGTTGATGAGCAGGCGGCCCACCGTAGTGGTGTATTCCGCGCCGCGCTCCCGCACGGCCAAGGCCGTCAGGTTGGCCGCGTCCCACTTGACCAGGGTGCAGGAGATGACCGCGGTGGTGTTCTGAAGAACCATTTCTTCCGGGACAGCGCCCGAGGCCACGGTCTTGATCTCGTGGACGTTGTCGGTGTAGGTAATCTGCGGGAGGCTGTCGTTGTCGGTATACCCGAGGTCAACGTAGCCAGATCCGAGGTTCACCTGGATCTTGGTTGGGCCTGCGACGAAAATTGCGGTAGCCATCAGCTTCTTCCTTTCAGGATTCGGGCGAGGCCTAGTCTAATCGACTTTCCGATCTCTTCCCATTCATCGTTGGTAGGAATCATAAACGGTCGCTTGGGGACGGTCACGCCCTGCCAAGCCATCACGAAGTCCTTGCCGCGCACCAAGCCCTCCTTGGTCGGGTTTCGGCCTGTAGCGTGCGACCGCTTGCCCTTGCGCGTCAGCGGGATGTAGTTGGGGCCGCTGGTCTCAAACCCAAGCTCGTGGAAGATGGCGTGCAGCGGGCCGTACAGGATGATCGAAACGCCGTTGCCGCCTGTCTGCCCCTTTGCGTTCATCTCCCGCATCATCTGCCCGGTGTCGCGCAGGGGCTTCCCGCCGGCGCGGTACGACTCGCCTGTGACGAGGTATTCCTTGACCGTCGTGGGCTTCGCCACGGTCTTGCCGTTCTTCATCTTGCGCTGTCGAACCACGACCGTTTCCCGCGTGGCCTTGATGGCCGCGGAGTCCTTCGGCTTGCTCGTAGTCCAGTATTCGCCCTTCACGGCCGCCAAGGGCTGCAAGGCCGTTTCCCCGCCGTTTTCGTCCCGGCCGCGGCTCGTTGCAATGTGCTGCTTCGCGTAGCGGCCTACAAGCGTGGCGATACCGTTGACCACCGCGGGGTCGCGCAGCGCCTTGGCAACGCGCTTGCCCCAGTCGGATGCCATTAGCCGCCCCGGTAGATGCTGGTGGCGCGAGGACGGAAGAACGCGCTGCTGCTCACGTTGTTGTACCAGGCGAGATTGTTGATCGGCACAACGGCCACCTCACCCACGCCGGCATCGGCGGCCTTGGCCACCGCTCCGAAGATCATCTTGCCGTCCCGCAGCGCCTCGAGCATGGCACGGGCCTGGGTCACCCGCGCCTCCACGGCCGGGGTTATCTTCATGGCGCGGCGCTGGAACAGCATCTCAGTTGCTAGGTCCACCGTCAGCATCACGAGGAGGCCGTCATTGGCGGTCGCCAGCGCGTTCAGGTCGGTGTCCGTGTAGATGTTCCCTACGCGGGCATACGCTTGCACCACGCTGCTGGCGCGTTGCAGGATGGTGTCCACGAGGCAGTTCGCGCCGGGGTTGTTGCTGCCCGTATCGCTTGAGAGCTGCGCGATGATGTTGGCATCAAGCGATGACTCAAGTTCCGCATAGCCGGCGTACTGTGGCATGGTGTCCCCTTATGCGAACACGGGGGGGCAGGAATCGAAACTCCTGCCCCCCCATGACTGTGGCGAACGAACGTCAGCTCGTGATATCAGCAACCAGGAAGCCGGACACCGGAGCAACCAGTTCCGAGGTGCTGTTGTCAATCACGCGGCCTTCAATGCGACGATCACGCGGATCGTCCCAGTTCTCAACCGTCATGTCCTCAAAGGCGAAAATCTGACAGGTAGAGAACGAAGTGGAACCTTCCACGCCCACCAGGCCACCCGGACGGCTCACGAAGATCGCCGAGTTGCCGTAGACGAACGAACGAGTGGTGCTGGAAGCACCCTTGCGGGTGGTGACCTTCACGCTGTCATCGACCACGACCTGCACGCCGAAGAGGTTCGGAGGGAGGCCGTACTTGGCGAACGTGTCCGCACCCTGGAGGAAGGGCAGAGCAGCCGGGTAGTTCTTGACGTAGTCACGAACTTCCGAAGTCTGCGAAAGAGCATTCGCAATGGTCGGGGAAATGACCATCATGATGTCAGTCTCACCACGCACCGCGCCGCCCGTGGCAAGCGAAATGCGCTGGAGAGCCTGCTGAATGCCCTTCTGAATGCGGTTGTCCGGGCTACCAGCACTCGTCCACGGGCCACCAGCAGCCGAAGCCGTACCCGTTGCAAAGTAGTTGCCGACTGCGGTGAACGCATTGACGGCCGCCGTATTGGTCAGGGCGGTCGCGGTACGCATCGAGCGCGCCGTCATGGCGAGCTGCGCCTTCGCACGAGCGTGCTGGGCGACAACGTCCCACGCGGCCTGCTTCACGGTCTCGTTCGGGATGTAGAACGGGTAGGCGTAGCGGGCAGCGGTGAACGACACGAAGTCGTGCTGGTTCATCTTGCCGACCGGGCGGTCGTTGCCCAGGGGCCAAGCGAACTCGTTCACATCAGTCACGCGGACGTTGTCGTCCGAGTCAAGACGGAGGTAGTAGCCCGTCATCTGCTGCGTGGGAACGATCTGCGCGTACTTTGTGATGGGGAAGGTGTTCACCGCACGGGTGAATTCAACCTGGAGAGCGCCCGTTGCAAGGGCATTGGTGGAGGGGACGAACGTATTCAGTCCGCCACCGACTGCGACATAACTCATGGTAAGACCTCCTTAGGGTCAGGGATCAGATCGCCTTGGTGGCGGGGAGACGGTAAGCCCAGAAGATCGCGCCAACCGACGCGGCCTCAAGAGCAACGAACAAGGGAACATCACCCGAAGTGGTGGTTGCCACGGCAGCGCCAGCGGTGGTTGCCTTGACGGCATCACCAGCGGCAATGGCGGTGGAGCCGTTGCACTTGAGCTGCACGCAGTTGGACGGCTGGAGGCTGATCGGGTCGCCGGCAGCCGCGTGGAGCGCGGAGTCGAAACGACGAGTCGAACCGTCAGCAGCGCCGACAACGTAATCAGCAGCCGCGGTGGAGGCCGAACCCGTGAATGCCGTGGTGGACATCTTCACGATGGCGTAGGGGTTGATGTCGCCGCTGGCAACGAGATTGGGGGAGAACTGAAGCATTTCTGTAATGTCCTTCTGCGATTAACGCTTGATGCGGGAGTTGATGGCCTTGGCGAACTCTTCCGGCTTGCCGGCGAATTCCTTGACCAACTGGGAGATGTCGCCACCGCTGACGGTCTTCGGCATGGCCGCACGGCTCATGTCAATCTTCGCACCGATGGGATCACGGGAGAACAGGGAACGCCACGACTCAAGCAGGGCAACCGGGTCGCGGCTGGCCTGGAGCTGGGTCATCAGGTTGTCGCGCTGCGACTCGGGGATGCGGTAGCCGTCCTGCTCGAGGATGTCGATCTCGCGGGAGAACTTCTCGCGGCGAATCTCGGCCTCGAGGCGTTCCATGCGGGACTTCAGGCGGGCGTTCTCCGAACGCAGCGAGTAGGTCGAACGGGCAGCGACCACGGGCATGGCCTCTTCCTCTTCGATGTCCACCGAATCCGGCGCACCCTCGTGCGAACCGATGTCGATGTGGACGCCGTCCTCGGCGTTCTCGTCCTTATAGTCCATGTCTTCCATGGTCTCGGCGGACATCTCGTCCTTCTCGTCCTCGGACTCGTCCTCACCGAACTTCTTCTTCATCATGTCAGCGAGTTCGCCGATGGCGCACTTCATCGCCTCAAGCTCTTCGCGGTAATCGTTGGATGCCATTGAGGCTTCCTCCTTGGTGGTCGCCGGGACAAAGGTGTTGAGTCCGCCTCCGACCCCGGCGAGGTCGAAGTTTGACTTGGAACAAGTGATCTTCTTCCCCTCGCGGGCGAAGTGGGTATCAGGCAGCGGCCGGCGCGGGGTCTCGCGGCCCAGCAGGGCCACTTCCGACAGGTGGTTCGATTCAGCCCAAATCTCTGCCGACCGACGCGGGAACGCGTTGGTTGCAATGAGGCTGTCGAAGATGGGCTTGTTCACCTCCATGTCTCCCACAATGTAACCGATGCCATTGCGTTCTTCGTAATTGATCGAAGGAATTCTGCCAACGGCGCTCTTCGGCTCGTCCCCGTTCTTCTCGTGCATGACTACGACCTGGGGGAAGGAGCCACGCGCCATGTGGGCGCGGGTGGCGCGGACGATGGACTTCAGGCGCTCGTTGTTGAACCGCTTCAGCTCCGGGTCGGCCTCACCATCGTCAATGGCCGGGTCGAACGCCATGAACAACTCCACGCGCTCAATCTTGATCTTCTCGCCGTCATCCTGCACGCTGTGCGATGCCTTGCTATTCACGGTCTTGTCCTCCTTGCGGTCAAGTTCCTTGCTCTTGCGGTCGGCCCAGGCCTTGCCGGCATCGCCACCCCACAGGAGCCAAGCGATATACCCGGCAGAATCCTTGCCCCAGCCCTCGCCCTTCTTGTCCACCTCGTGGCG